TCATGCACTCGCTGGTCGTGTAGGTCACCTACAGAAACTCGTCTTGCGGATCTACCACTACCAACTGTTTCTTTAACTACTGGAAGATCAACGCTGTCACCACGCTTATCGGTGATACGCATTTCGTCAGGAAATTCAAAACCTTTGCTCGGCGTATAAAACGGCGCTGCCATGTTTCCACCAGCCTCAGTGATTTGTCGAATACGACCAGCCGTTGTATTTTCACTCAAACTATGAATACGGTAGTAGTTCTTAAATGGGCTTGGTGTTTCTTGTGGAAGAACATCACGAGTTCCATGCTTTGTGTATTCACTAAATGTTGTGCGTGGATGACCACCGATGAGAACAGCGCCTGCTGGAAGTCTGTCAAAGTCAATGTCTGAAGTTCCATTCAAACGGACAATTGATTGCTTATCCATCCTCCGTGCTAATGCTTCATGTCGAGCAATAGAGTGATTCAAAAGACCCAAGTACATCTCTGGCTCTTGAACCAAGAAATTGGTTCGTACGTGTGGAGCATGGCCTACGCCAGGAATTTTTCCCATTCGACCAGACTCACGAAGACATACTGCGCTACAGCCTTTTGTTTCTGAACCACAAGTGTTGCACAAACCAGACGAGTCAGACGGGTCAAGATATTGAATTGCTTGCAAAGATCGTTGTACTTTACGCAGACCAGATGTGCTGTTGTGTTCCAACTTTGCACTGTCCATTGTCAAAAGGAATGGGTTTTGTCCACCAAATGTTCCAGGGGTACGGCGGTTTTCAGTTCCAGTTGAAATCTTTCTAAACGCTTCTTGCGCTTCAGGAAGACCACCCTTTGGGTCGCTGTAATACTCAACTGCTTCAGGTGATGCTTCTTTAAGAATGTCAAATGCTTTTTTAGCCATATCTGTCTCCTATTGTCCGAAGTCGTTTTCGTCTTTACGACCCTTGTTTACGTGAATAGCCCTGCGGCGAAGATCGGTTTCTTTAATCAAGCGACCTTCCTCTTCAGGGCGTGGTGCATCTTTAATCTTCTTATCAAGCATTGGCTTTCCTTTACCAAATGCCGCATCAATTGGATCTTCACCTGGGATTGGTCGACTGAACTGCTCTTCTTGCAATGCAGTTGCTGCTTGTAAATCACGCTCAACAGAAAAACCAGTTGGTTGATAAACATTTACTCCGTTTGAACTTCTTAAAAAAGAAGAAAGAACAAACGGGTTACGATGACCACGTTCTTTTGGCGGTGGGGCAACTTGATATGAACTATAGAAAGCACCAGCACGGCTCATTAAACTTGGGGAGTATTGACCCATTGGGCCAAGTCCCCAAGATTGGGCGATACCTTCTCTTAGATCGTCAGTTGTTGTCAGGGCATACGGCGAAGAAGGATTACTTACTCCACTGCTTTCTGCGCCAGCGTCAACGCCTTCTGCGCCACCGCCAGATTCCATAATCAGTCAAATACAACCGTTGGGTTCGGACGGTTCATATGACCACCCGAGTTGTACGAATATTCAAACTGTGGCATGTCATCGCCTGCCATTGCACCTTCAACGAATTCTGAAAGTACCGATGGGGCTTCAATCCATGATGCTGAACCAACATGAGCACGTTCACGCATGGTGTCTGCTGCATGCTTGTAGAACATCTCTGGGTTGTTCTGGTTCATTCGCATAGGCGATGGTGCGGTGTCCTCATATGCTCCACGACCAAAGTCGTTTGGAACGTCAGTGTCGGTTGCGACACCTTCTTCAAAGCGAAGAGGTCCTTTGTTGCCTGGGATACTTGGGGCCATGTTGCGCTCGAAAACGGTTACATCCCGTTCAGGGAACATAGGCGATGGTGCTACTGTCATTGTTGACTCCTCAATAAATAGGGGTGTCCATAGAATACCATTAATTGAAAAATGGGTTTTCTCCAACGGTTATAGTTGGCATTACATCCTGAACGGTCATTGCACATGCGATTGCCAATGAGTCTGCATAGTCGTCAAACGCACCCTTTTCATTAGGTGCTTCAGCCAACATATACGGCCCACGGTAAACCTTTTCAAGGTCATTCATTTGCTGATTAAACCGTTTCCATGAACGGGTACGGCGAGCCTTAGAGTGTCCTGGGATCACTAATTGCTCACGTTGGATCAGTTCTGTTAGGTGTACCCATCGCTCATTTTGTGCTTTTGAGTCAGAACTAATTGGGATAACTTCAATTTCTGGAAGTAGAATCTTTAGTCGTTCCGCTACAGCGCCACCAACACCCTGTGCGTCAACCCCGATGCGTAGAACATCGTAGTTTCGCAAGAAGTCAATTATGTGGAAGTACTGAGATTCCCATTCTTCGTTGTTAATTTCCAACCAGTTTAGGATGCGGTGTTCAAAGAAACCAAAAGGATCTGGATGATCCCAGTCAACCCAGCAGACGGTCACTACCGTAGAGTCGTTAGATCGAGCAACGTCAATACCAACCACCACAGGTGTACGCCACCACTGTTTGACCAACGGCATAGACGGGTCATACAGTCTTTCTAGGCGCTCTTCAGTAACAAACATTCCCTTTTCCAACATCCATCGGTTGCAATAGGACATTTGGAATTCGTCAGAATCTTCTCCAATGCGGAGTTTTTCTTTAGCAATAAACTTTCCGTAGTTAGAGTTGTACTTAGAAGCGACCCTGTGGTCGTACTCAAAATGACATTCTCGTAATGTCTTCCTTGCTTGGGTAGCACGGCGCTTGTTGTATTGGATCATCTTATAGAAGTAAGACTTTGTACGGGAAGCCGTTCCAGTAAGCATGATGCTTCCGTTGTTAAACGCCAACATTGGCTTGATTGACTTCGTAATCATAAACTCATCGGCTTCCTGAGCCTCGTCAATAAGCACGAAGTGGTACGTTTTTGATTCAATCTTTGCTTTTGGGTTACAAGTTTGCATGCGGCATAAAGAACCAGAGCGCTTCATGGTGATGATTTTTCCCTTACCACGAGTACCACCAGAGGTTGCTTTGTCATCAATTTCTGGGTCAAGTAGGAAATCCATGGCGTGTTCGCTTGTTAAACGACTTACGATGCGACCAAATACTGTGTCTGCTTGATCTTCAGTTGGGGCAAACACACCAACCCAAAATCCTTTTTCAAACTTAGACAGCCATGTTGGGTAGACCTTAGCCAACTTAGGAAGGATAACCATCTGTGCTGCAAGAACATTGGAAAGAACTTCAGACTTACCAGACTGACGAGTTGCAATTAGTGTTAGTTCTTCACCGTCACCCAAAACAATAGATTCAATAATTCGGTATGCAATAGGGATTTGGTACGGGAACAACTCAACATTACAGAACTGTTCAGTAAATAAAACAAGTTTAGTAACCAACTGGTCGACAAATTCAGCCGAGGTTTCGTCAAGTTCCTCAACTAAATCTTCGGGTAGTAACTCTTGTTCTTGATCGTATAGGGTATCCGACATACCCTATAAGCCTACCTCACTTTAGAAAAGTGATAGTTGGTCAGGGTTATTTGGGGCGTACATACGGCGATTGGCTTCCACTTCTTCCACAAACTTTTCCACTTGGATTAAGAAATCGTACAAATCTTCGGTATCCGCTACTAGTCGATAGTCAATTCTTTTCAACAATCCGTTGTGGGGGTACGCCTGAACCCGTAGGGCTATATCTTTAATTAGCCCAATAGTCTTGTCCATTTTAATTTCTTCTGGTGCTCTCATTGTTTTCTGCTCTCTAACTCTGCCCAAATTATTTGTAATGCCTCCACACAATCACGAACTTCGCTTGGAGGAGTATTCTTATACCTCCAGCCGTCATAGGCTGCACCAAGAGACATTATCGTATTATCCATGGTTATGTATAAGGTTGATGTGTCTAGTTTTGCAGCACGTTGCTGGGCTTTACTTGGTGGAAGTGTTTCCTTATTCTCTTCTTTTTTAAATATTCCTAGTGCCACTTTTTAATCTCCTCTATTGTTGTGTTCATTTCACGACCACCAAGGGCAAATAGTAGTCCTTCTTTTTCATTTTTAATTTCATTCTTTTTACATAGTCCGAATTGGAATAGATACTTACCGAACCTAAGTTGTGGGCCTTTACCTTTTCGCCAGTACCCACCAAGTTCTTGACATGTCCCCATTGCAACGTGTGGGATATTAGGCGTACCAATGTCACGAAGTATGTAATAGAAAAACCAAAAGCCACGCATTTTGTTCATGGCGGTAAATACTAGTCGTTATCCTGACCCCACTCAAGACGTAGTTGCTCAAAAGCAGTATTCCTTTGTGGTGGGTTTATTTCAGAAACTTGAGTGTTTCTAGTTGGGGTATCTTTTTCTTCCTTGTATTGCTCTTGTGCGGTAAGTACCCCAGACATAAATTTCTTACCCATAGGAGTACCTTCTGGCTTCTGAAAGTATTCCCCCTCACCACCAGTATGTTTGTAATATCCCCATTGCTCAATACTGGGTACTGTTTTTCCCTTTGATAAAGCATCATAAATTCTTCTAGCAGCGTACACAGGAATACCTGTGTAGACATACTCACTTTGAGCACGGCGAAACTTTACATAAAGATTGCCTTGCATCGTGTCTGGGTCAAAAAAGTATTGAGCGTGTGACAACCGAGTGCTGTCCATACCGTTGGTTCGCTCACCAAGCATGTTTGGGACAGCATTATCAAAACCAGGACTTGCCGCTACCCAAGGGTCAAAGGCTTCTTCACGAGAACCTTGACTTCCACTAACATCTTTAGAGGTAGCGTTAAGGGATTGTTTAATCCTGTCTCGCCCTTGTTTTCCTATACCACGTTGTGCCATGGGCTAATTATAGTTTGTTATTAACCTTTAGGCAGAATTGCCAATAGTACTTACCAACAACAGGCCATTCAATTTGGCTTTCTGCATCAAACCATGATTTACCTGCTGGGTTATTAGGTATTACATCAAATAAGTTGACAACATTGTTAAACTCCAATGAATTTAACAATTTCTCAACTCTTGACTCATGACAATTCCAATGGTGGTGAGCGCCATCCCACCATTCCAATCCAGGAACATGTGTATCAGGGACATCTAAAT